CGGACGAGCCTTGTACAAGCTGCGCATCAGCCCCCGAAGAACTCTCGGTCGCTTTCTCAGATTCGGCTAATGCTGCCCAGATGTCAGGCGGGGTCTTCGGCGTCTCAAGCAGTTTGTACGACTTATCGACTTCTGTGTCAACGGTCAGGATTTTACCCAGACCAGTACGGATCATCTGCGTCGGCGCGTTTGTATCACGCTTACGCAAATAGATTGGGTTGACACCAAAGGACAGAATCTTGAGAATCGCGTTGATTGTACCCTGATCAACTCGCTGATTCTGTCCGACAATAAGGCCAAGGCCCATGCCGTAAAATGCTTTGGATCGGTTCCACCAATTAGCGGACAGGAACGGAATTACTCCGAACTCGTTGTCCCCGGAGAAGATGACCTTCTTGCGGTCGATAACAGTGACCTTGCGGCCCTTGTCCCAATACTCTAGCACTTCCAACTTCTTGAAGAGCATGTCCGGCGAGACTTCAATGTTCTGGTCTTCCGAGTGATGCACCGCACCACGCATGTACGTGGCTTGATCACTCGCTAGAATGGGGGCCGTATCCCCAACAGGAGCGAACCACCACTTGCGAAGCTCATCTTCCGTACGAGGAAGGTTCCAACCCTTGAGGTCTTTATGCTCCGGGTCTACCTCACGTATTTCTTCCAGTGCCTTGCGAATGTCGTTCACAGCGTAGTAGTCCATGTACCGAACGTCGATGACGTAATCGGCCATGCGTATATCACCGAACTCGCACTTTGGATCGACCCACACCTTATTGATGGGGCGTGACTCGAAGAACGGTCGCGCCACTGTGCGGTAGGTCTTCTCAACCTTAGGCGGGTCGTTCGTCGGAACTGTTTGTGTCTCCTGTTGATCACCTACGCCAGCAGACAGCTTCACTGCCGTACTGGTACGCTTCTGCGTCATGATCTTTTCGTAACGAATGCCCCACTTCCAGATGCCGGTGCCGAGGCACGCCATCTGTTCGAGTCCCCACTTCGTCTCCGTTTTGAATTTGCACTCGTTCAGGAGAACAGAGAAGAGGATCGTCTTAGCATCGGTTGTCTTCTGGCTTGTACCTGCACGGGGCCGAAGAACCATAGGCGGATCGGCGTAAAAAAGGCCTTTGTAGAGTTGAGGTACTACAGCATTTACTACCTTAGCCACCGTGAAGCGCTGCACGTTCGGCTCTAATACATCACTTATTGTTATCGGCTTACACCGAGATAAGTCATTTCTGCTTATCTCTGCATGTTTTCATTCCATGCAGGTCAGACTATCGCACCATCCCGAAGGATGCCCTCTCACTTAGTCGTTCAGGCTGCTTTCGCTTGCCCCCTGTTAGCCATTTCAGCTTCCAAGTCGATCAGAGAAGGTTCTCACATCATTATTACTAATGAGTGACCCATGTATGTTTAGGTATTTTCGTACACGCTCATCGGGCGTGGGGACTGATAAAGTAAATCTGCATCTCTCCACAAAAGTTGATATTGCTTGTCGATAATGAACTGCTCAGCTTTTGTAGCAGAGCCAAGAACCAAAGCCAACTCAGCATTGAGCGTCTTCAATTCACTACCTTTACCGTAGTCTTCTACGCTTAGCGTGGTTCGTACGGAGCCGTCAGACTCTATACGGTCTTGAGTGTCTGGCATTGATCAACCTCCTGCTTCCTTAGTGCCCACCACTTTCTCTTATTCTCTCTGATTTTTTCGCAATGCTCAGGAGACCTTGGTGATTTCTTTACCCCCAGTTGAGCACCTTTCAAAGCGGCTTTATGTGCTTCGGTGAGCGGTCTGCCTCGTTGGGCATCGCCAATTTTTTTCTTCCATTCCGCAGTGAAAACACGGCCTGTCATGATTCGACTCATGTTTATCTTTTGTTCTTCGGTGTGTGGATTTTTGGTTCCTAACCGCCCTCCGCCCCCTGCCGTTATGTTATAACCTAACTCAGGGTCTTGGGTTCCAAAGAATTTGATATAGGTCTTCTCTACGCTATCCATCTCACTCTTAGCCGAACACTTGTGAATACAACGGATCGTAAAGTTATCTCCTCCGTATTTGCGAATTGCTCTATACAAGAAGGTCTTATTACCAGCGTTGCGCAACGCCGCTCTAATGTTGTGCTTCAGGTATGCAATCAGGTCTTCGCCTGCGTGCTGACCGATGTACAGCTTGCCGTTAGCGATGTTGTTTATGGCGTATACCTGCATTGAATCTCCTCAAGGGCTAATAAGGTGTCATATATTGCACCATAAACCCACTTTAGGTGCAATATATGATCCCTTACACGTACAAATCTGCAAGCGGGTCAACATCTGCTGGCCCTTGCGGTTCGCGGAACCGATTGTCGTTCTCCAGTTGAAATGACGTTACAGGGTTGTCATCTGGTGTCATTTGGCTGGCATTATACCTACTATGCCGCCCTAAACCATATATCAATTGATGTCTCTCGAAGTTCTGCTTATCCGAAACGTACTGCGCATCCATCGGCGTAACGCGTGCGCCTGCATCGGCGTATGAACTGAACTGCTCGACAAGAAGCGAGAGTGCAGATACAATATCGTCGTGCGCGTCATCGTTAGTTCCTGTGAACGCCTCAAGCTCGTTGTACAACTCGTTCAAACCTTCGCAGGAGTTGAGGAAGTACATGCGCTCGTCGCCAAGCAACCGGAGTACCGGCTTAGCCTTCAACTGCTTCGACTTGGACTTGTTACCCAGACCCAGCGAAACGTACTCGACTGGAATGCTGATCTGTAACTTATCCATCTCTCGGCGTAGTTCGCGTCCCATCCACTTCACACCAACAGAGTCCTCAATCGCAATGCGCTTAGGCTTCCACTTGTGCCCGGTCGCCGCAATTACGGCTGGCAGTTCGTACTCGCTGAATCGCCCCCGCACCATGTTGATGACATAGAAGCGGCCCCCATAAATGAGGGTAGTGAGAATGACCGTATAGTCAGCCCACGACTTTGTGGAGTACGCAGTGTCGATAGTCGTCACGACCACCCCTTGAGGTGGTAGCTGATTATGCGGTATGGTACGCTTGATGAGCAGTGCCCGGTCAAACTTGATACGGTGAATCTTTCGCGGATTGTTGAGGTACTTGATAGCAAACCCTTCTGGGTCTGTCTTTCGCTCAGTTGACAGGAACTTGAAATCCAACCGTTCAGGGAACCACAACTCGTAGTCCTGCGCTTTAGCGTCCAGATCGGTCTTGCCCGCCTCAACCGCTGCCTCCGTTAGCCACAAGGCTGAGCGGAGATAAATCTTGGTGTCAACGCTTATCTCGAAGCGTCCTGAATCCACGGTGCCTTTCACGCAGTCGAGCAACCCTTCGTCTTTCGCAAAGGTCTCTTGCTGCTTGATCTTCAGGCCGTAGTAATCCTTCTCGTCATACCACGTACCGATTACGTCCATGAACCCGTAAGGGTGAAGCATGGCGCGGTCAATGCTGATCTGCTTGCTCACCTTGATGAGTCGGTCAACCGTCTGGCTGTTCTCGTTAGTTACAACGTCGTCCAGCTTCATGACTGCAAAGTGCATACCGGCGAGAGCCTGCTCGATAGACGCGGCTCGTACCGTTGGTTCCTTTTCTTGGCCGCCCGCTGGCGACTCATACTCAAACTGTGTGCCCTCACCCGGAGGGATCGTGTGCTCAGGGAACATCACCTGAAACATACTGGATGACCATACGCCGGTCTCGTCATCGAAGAACAGCTTAGGACGGAGCTTGACCTTCTTGGTCTCCTCGTTGATGTCCTCGGTGTTCTCTAGTGTGAAGTGTCCGCGTAACTCACCAACGAAGTCGCTTGCGAGTTTATAAACACCAGTTAGAATCAGAATCGTCACCGCAGGGAAGCACGCGATCCACTGCACGCAATCTGCGATGTCGATAGACGACTTGAATCCGCCTCGGGGTACGAGGAGCATTCGGTCTTTCAGATCGGTGTACTGTTTGGCAAACGATTCAAAGGTGGTGAATGTCGGATTCTTTTGCACGAAGAACTTGTTGCAAATCTCTTCGTGCGTGTTCACTGTGGTCTGCTTGTAGGTTTCCAAGAGATGACACATGAAGAAGAGATTCGTCTGCGCCATGAAGCGAAACTTCACAAGCTCTGAGGTATGCTTTGCAACATCCCACTCTTCTAAGTTGATCTTGTCCGTGACTGAATCTTTCCAACTGGAAACGACTCGCTTGGACTGCGACTCTGTGAGCTTGTTGAAGCTGGCGGTTGCCATCTCCTGATAGGTCTCGTCACTGAGTTCGCGGTAGTGATAATTCGGGTTATGACGCGCAGACTCAAACAGGTCGCGCAATTTCGTTAGCTTCATAACCCTCCCCGGCTAAGAGTCGGATTATGGCCCAACCTTACCAAGCTATCCAAGATACAACATCAACTAGTGTTTCCAACCTTCCATCGTGTGCGCGAACTGTGCCATCTTTGCGACGTGCGGATTCTTACTATTCTTAGCTGCTTCCAGCTTATCGGCAGGTATGGGGGTGTTTTTCTCGACCCCAAGAGCGCGATGCAATCCGCCTTTATTCAAATGCGCTAATACGCGATGCAGTGAATGATTCTTCATTACATGCCTCCTGCTGCGG